TTGAAGTTGGCTAGTCTTTAGGTAGATGTTTTGCGTGAATCTTACAACCGATGAACGCGTTGTAAAAATCATCCCTGAGTAGGACATCATACTGAAACTGCATCTTAGCTTCATAGTACGAACATTCACCCTTGGTTCGGCAGAGTTTCAACACTTCCCTAGTGAAACTCTCCGGGCCTTTCTCTTCAACTAAGGTTTTTACTTCTATACTGGAACCAAAATACGTCTTCCAGTCAGACTGTACTCGCGTTTTTACCTTACGTTTTCGAGTCTTCGTCACTGGCAGTGTTTTAGGTTTCCAGAAAAACTTCTTACCGATGTACTTCTTTCCGGTACTAAGTTCAGTTACTATATAAACAAAACCCTGATAATCTTCTAGGAAGGTTTCTTCAGGGTCAAATAATTCTTTTTCGTATGTCCAGTTCATAAGTCTACACTTTTTACTCTTTTATGTGTCATTTATGTAGACTTATGGTAACTAGTCCTCTTCGTCTAGAAGTTCTGCGTCTACGTCCGAACCGCACATAGGACAAAACCGTGGTTGGTCATCGTCGTATGTAACTTCTACATTAGTCTCAATGTCGCAGATCGGACATTCGATTAAATATTCAGCATTCATCATGCTACCTCTTGCTCCAGTTCATCCCAACCATAATCGGTACCTTCCATACCGACAACAGAGTATTCGGTCACACGTTTCTCAAAGAAGTTGTCGTGTGATGCTCCGTTCAGTACCCAGTCCAACCAAGGTAAGGGATTATCTTTTTGATTAAATAATGGTTTCATTCCAAGTTGAAGTAGACGACGGTCAGCAATGTGACGGATATAGTCGATGACTTCTTTCTTGGTGAGACCTTGTACAGCGTTACCCGCGAATGCTAGATCAATAAATTTAGTTTCTAACATGACTGCGTTTTCAGCCATCTTATATATCTTAGACTTTAACTCGTCATTAACGATGCGCGGATGTTCTCCGCAGAACTCACGGAACAACTTCGCGTTACCTTGTACGTGTAGAGTCTCGTCACGGATAGACCACTCGACGATTGTCGCCATACCTTTCATCTTACCGAAACGTTGAAAGTTCAGCAACATGACGAATGATGCGAATACTGACATACCCTCATTGAATACCGACTGTGCCAAGGAAAGTGCTAGTCCAGCATTAGTTTTGGAGTCTCCATCTTTCATGAAATCAATCTTATCAGCCATCTCCTTATACTCAAGGAACATATGGAAGTCTTCGTCCGGTAGTCCCAATGTATCATTCAAGAGCGCATAGGCACGTTGGTGTACTGCCTCTCGCGCCGCAAATGATGACAACATGTTTCGGACTTCATTGTTTTTAAAACGAGGGATCAATAATTCGTGGTAGTTCTCACCTACCTGTACATCTGACTGAGTGAACAATCTTAGTACGTGAGTGATGAACGTCTTTTCTTCCACGGTCAGTTTGGTCTTCCAATCCTGTACGTCTTCAGAGAGTTCTGCTTCGTCTTCAATCCAGTGCACTTCTTCGTGCTTCTTTGATAGGTCAACTGCCCAAGGATATAGGAACGGTTTGTACGTTTGTGAAAATTTTAATAGTGACATATTAATCCTTTAGAATAGTTTGTATATATGGTGCGAGAGTTTTTGCTATTAATTTACTGCCCGCCACATTGGGGTGAGAACACCCAGTTAAATATCTTCGGTTTTCTTCTTTTAATCGGTGGTATCTTACATATTGAAGAGGTGGCATTTTATCCTCTTCTGATAACCAATTTTCTACTATAATATCCATAATGGTATTGTAAATAGACTCACTCTCTATCCAATGTGAATCCCCACGTGGACTTTCTATACGCCACTGACAACTACCAATGCGTTTGTCGATTATCCTACCGCCTCCATGATGTACTGCGTCATATATCTCTAAGGTATCTATGAACGGCTGATGGTCAAAACTGTTTATCATTCTATATGGAATATCATACTTATAACATAATTGTTTTAAGCCGAGGTATGCCATCTCGGTAGATACTCTCAAAATAGTAGGGTCGGGTGCTTCTATATGAGGCCAACGACTCCACACAATTCCTTCTAGCGCACCATCCGTGTCAGGATTAGGTTCTCGATCTTTGTCTCTTTTGGTATCTCTCTGCCAATCACTGAAACATATTAAAAATGCGTAGTTAGGTAACTCTTCTTTCGGAGTCTCTCGAATAAATGCCATAACGTCATGCGCTATGGCAAGATTGGAGTGACCGTGGTGTCCTTTGTTAATGACCTCAACACCTAATTCTTTCGAGAGGTAGTAGGGAAAGTTAAGTTCGTTGATTTGTATAGTGGGTTTACTACGGTACCCCTGTACATAACTATCCCCAAATACTACTAACCTTCGCAAGCCCGACACTCATTGTCCTCCTCATTACCTGTTTGAAATCCACCACCATCCGCTAGATTACTCATCAAGTCTTCGTATCCACCGATGTACTTTCCATCAATATATATCTGTGGTACTGTGGTAACATCTCGACCCGTAACTTCGGCAGCAGTCTTACCTGATTCCTTTAAGTCAATATAGTCGAACGGCATTCCTCGCAGAGTTAATTCATCTCTCGCCATTTCACAGTATGGACAACCTGTCTTACCGTATATGATAGATCGACTGTCACTCTGAAGTGCTACGCGTTCTACTTTATCAGATACAGTTTCCGCACGGGAAGTCGCCTCTGTTCGCAGGTAGTACAGACCCTTCAGACCTTTCTTCCAAGCATTGAAATGAACCTTGTTTACGTAACGCTTAGGCGCACCTGCCGGGAAGAACAAGTTAACCGATTGACCTTGACAGATATACTTCTGACGGTCAGCAGCGTGCTCTATGACCCAGTTCTGGTCTAACTCTTGCGCAGTCTTAAATACCGCCTTCTCACCTTCGTTCAAGAACGGTAAGTGTTGTACCGAACCTTTATTGGTGATGATAGAAGTCCATATAGAGTCGTTATTGTACCCCTTATCAGACAATAACTGATTAAGGTAAACGTTCTTGACTAAAAAGGAACCAGCGCGAGTTCTATGAGTGTACGCATTGGCCTTCAATGGTTCTATAGAAGGACTGGTTGATAGTATAACACCGGACGAGGCATTAGGCGCAATGGCAATCAAGTGCGCGTTTCTCATACCAGTACCTTCCATGTCTGGTGCCTCTCCACGTTCCTTACCTAAACGAAGTGATTCCGCAGTAGCCTGTTTTTGGATATTTTTGAATACTACATCGTTAATCTCTTTCGCCTTGTCAGATTCCCATGCGACTCCATGTTTTTGTAACAAAGAGTGGAATCCCATCGCACCTAAACCTAACGAACGTTCCTGTGATGCGGAAAAACGAGCACGTGAGATATGGTCAGGCGCATGTTCTATGAAGTAATCAATGACATTATCAAGCATAGTAATAATATCAGCAACAATAGTAGTGTCTTTCCACTCATCATAGTATTCTAAGTTGAGGGACGATAGACAACATACTGCCGTACGGTCTTCGCTAGTGGGTAAATGAATCTCGTTACATAGATTAGAACCATGTATCTTTAACCCCTTCTCCTTTAAACTCATCGGCAAACCACGGTTCGCAGTGTCAATGAAATTCAGGTATGGTTCGCCTGTACGGAATCTAACCTCAAGGATTCGTTCCCATAATTTACGGGCATTGACAGATTCTTTTACCGAACCATTACTCGGGTCACGCAGATCGAAAGTTGTATCGTTCAATACGGCCGCCATGAACTCGTCGGTAATATTAATCGCATTATGAATATTCAATGCTTTGCGTTGAACGTCACCCGTAGGAATACGAATGTTCAAGAATTCTATAATGTCTGGATGATGTACATCTAGGTATGCCGCATATGAACCCTTACGCGTCTTTCCTTGACGATAAGCAATCATGTCTGCGTCTACTGTGTGTAAGAAAGGAATCGGGCCAGGCGCTATGTCTGAGACTGTACGAACGTCCGACCAATGTCCACCTACACCACCACCCATAACAGACAGCCATCGCAACTCTGTGGTATGGTCGATCAGTCCTTCGAGGGTGTCCGGTACGAAAGTGAGAAAACATGATATGGGTAGTCCACGAGACTTACCATCTTTATCTGGAGCGTTAGATAGTACAGGGGATGCGAACATGAACCATTTTTTGCTTACATAATCATACAATCTCTGTGCTAGTGCTTCGTCTAACACTCCCTTGTACGATGACCAAGCAATAGCCGCTCGAGCATATCCTTCTTGCGGGGAATCTTCTTCTGGGCGTAAGTAAAAGTCTTTCAACATACCTGTGGCATAATCAGTCAATAGGTCATCGCGACCCGTGTCCATTTTAATATTCATAACGACTCTTTTTTTATCTGGAATAATCATAGAATGGTTCGTCTTCAATGAAGTCGTAATCTTCTATTAGCATTTGTTTGCCATCATTGAAAAACTTTTCACAACGGTTCATTATATATTCGTCTTGTTCATCTTCGTCTAACAGACCTTCCCACATCATATGATTGAGAAAAGAGCTATTGCGGTTTTTGACCAAGAACCTATCGGGGGATAGTAGTGTGGTGTCTGTACCGTCAAGCGATACATATATCAATTTGCTATCATCGTGTCCCTCATCGAGGAAAGATGTCAGATCAGACGCGACATCGAAGATAACAATTTTGTAGGAGGAGCAATCTATAACTTTCATGTAAGTGCCTATCAGCTATCAGTTAACATGGTGTCCATTATACTTGATTTCGAGCGAGATGGCAAGAACTATTTTTTAAATTTTTCAGGAAAGTATCTGCGCAACATGTCTGAGGCAGATTTCCTTTTGTTCTTCCTATCGTATTTTTTGCGGACAATGACAGTTTGATTATCGTCACCGGCTCCAGGCACTGACGCGGTAGAGGTCATCTCTTCCTCAAACCGTCGTTTAAATTCTTCATAGGTCTTCATGCGAAAGTCTCTTCGTAATTACGTTGAACGCCCGCCAACGAATAGAGCATATCATACACGAATATGGGGCGTCATGTCAAGAACATTTTAGTAATGCGTCCTTTATATAGGGTTTTGGGAGACCCCATAGAGAGGATTTACTTAATAAGTTCAGCAGATGTTGCTAAAACTCTTTGACCAGACTTCATGTGTACACCTTCGTGTATGGCTAATCCTAGTATATTATGTACAGGAGCACCTTCGACTATCCGAATCTTATCACCCTTCCGGACATCTTCGCACTGTGCGGTCATAGTATCGTTGTTAATTCGATACACGCCTGGCGATAGTGACCCGTCATCTAACACATACCAGAATGATTGTTCCTGTAGAACGTCAAGGATACTTATACCAGTATTCTCATGAATCTTTTCAATATTTTTGTCGGTCAGTTCACCGTGCTCTTTAATAAGAGCGAGCGCGGCGCCATATCGAGCAACGACCGAAGAACCGCCTGGCACCTTTTCCATGATTTTCTTTAGGTTGAACACAAGACGATGGAATGAAGTGTAGTTATCACGATAGGCATCGCGATTACCCATGACCTCCATATCATAGTCTCGGCGCTTGTTACCTTGATCATCAATGATACCTGCTTTAAACGCACCAGTATCCTCGAACTTAGTAACAAGTAACTTTAAGAACCTAATCGTATAGACGACATCAGCGGCAGATTTTAATAATCCCATTATACACTCCTCAATCTTTCTATCACGTATTTATCCATTTCAACCCCAGTAATCTCATTATTTTCTATTACCCGTAAGAATATGAGAAATGGTTTCAGTACAGCCCAATGGTCTGCTGGTATTTTTAATGCGAGTATTTCCACACCCGCCTCATGACCAAATACATTAAATATCACAATCAAGTGATTTAATATCAAACGTTCTGCTAGTTCATTAGTTTGACTGTACCTACTCAACAACCTCTTGACGTATTTAAAACGTTTTAGATCGTCGTAGAACTCTTCTCCGTCAATGTATTCGGGATTGTAATAATTCTTCGCTGCGTATACAACTAAATTAGTTTTTGTTAACTTCATAGTATGGGTCAGTTAATTCCGGTAAATGAAACTCAGGTGGAGGTAGTCCGTCTTTTAGTTTATTTAGTCCATCCTCAACTGGTATCATCCACGCATAACTGACCTTTAAAGAACCATCTTCTTTAAATTCTTTAGTAATAGATTCAGTATCATTCATATATACGTAACTAAATGCCCATCTTTCGTTGCGCATACGCATATCCAATTCACCCTCGTACGCCAATTTCTTTAAACGATAAAACTGAAGAGTGTCTTCCCCTATCATATACTCAGGGTCATATCGCATTACAGACGCTGCTTTGCGCGATAGGAAGGTCATTCTATTGAATGTTTCGTATCGCTCTCCATACTCCCTGAAGAATCTGTTCAATCGTATTCGGACTTCTGCCCAATGTGCTGCCTCTTCTGGTGAGGTACCAAAAAAATCCATGTACATATGTGCTAGACGTTCTGGTATCAAATCGGCAAAAGTAGCATCTGTCTCATAATCATGAGGGTATGCGGGGGTTAAGTACTTTGGGATGAACCAACCTTTTATCTTTACTGACCTAGAGTCGTACTGGCTGTCCCATAAGTCAGGTTTGAATTTATTCAGACATAACTGGTTATACAGACATATAACATCAGGAGCATTGGGAGAGAGTGCGATAGTACGATACAGATTTCTTCCGTAAGCGGTAATGATGTCATCACCGTCTACCTGAACCATGTATTCGTTTTCAGAAGATAAGAATAAATCTAGTACGGAATTTTTCCCAGTGGCTGGGGTTCCGTCTGATTGAGTGATATGATGTTCGATACCGTGTTTGACACAGTAATCAATGGCGGTCTTCTCATACTCCTTATCCAGAGTATTGATAACGACCACCACATCATTATACCTTAATGTGAAGAACTGACGTGCGAGATTTTCGACACTATTACTAGTGAGTACATAATATTTAAACATCAAAACAACTTATAATAATAGTGATTAAAAAAACTTATTCGTCTTCGTCTTCGATCTCTTCTTCGTCAAAGAATTCTTCGACTACTTCTTCATGAGTAAGAACAACTTCAGCAACATCGTGCTTGTTACCGATACCATCCTTCGCGTCTTTCCAGGCTGATACTTGTTTATGAGTCAAGCCCTGAGCCTTAAGAAGTTCATTTGTTTTGGGATGATGCCAACCTTTAATGGAAGGAACCGCACCTTTACACCAACTTGGAGATTTAATCATATTACTATCCTCTTATTTCGCGTATACGCATAATGATTAGTTCTTTAGTCTCGCCTTTGAGACCGGTTATCCCTATACCTAAATCGGCACAGAGTTTTATTAGATCACCTTTAGTCATAGAATAATATCTACCATCGGGAAACTTACAGCGTTTATCAATGGTAGATTCTCTAACAGCACATTCCTTAGTGATTAAGGAGATCACGGTTATTTACTCTTAACTACCGAAGTATCACCATTGGACAAGTTGTCACCACTTCTAGCGGAAGACTGCTTCTTAACGGCACGACCCGCTTTAGATGTCATTTCATGACCTTCTTCATCATCGGCAACCAGTTCTGGTTTCTTACCCATTTCAACATCGTGTTTCTTGGCGAACTCTTTAGACTTAGGAGATTCTTTGTCCATGATACCTTCTGGTTTAGCAGCACTATCAGGGACTTGTTTAGCTTTAACGGCCTCTTCAACCTGTGACCACATCTCGATAAACGCTGCGCGAGTATCTACAGACTCAATCTTAGAAATCTCGGCAGTAGCGTCAGCAGTATGTGAGTTATGCTTGATGTCTTTAGTTAAAGATGCCCTACCAGTTTTAGGTTTCTTTTTTGGTTCAGCAACTTCGTCTTCTTCTGGTTCTACGGCTTCTTTCTTAGCAGGTTTCTTACCACCGTCGATTGCGTCATCAGTTGCGGCACGTTTCTTGTGAAGGAACTCATCAGACGAATCAACATCACCATCGTTGTCGATGTCTTTGTCTTTACGATCTTTAAATTCTTTATCGTTCTCTTTATCGTTGACAGGGTCGAGTTTCTTTTTCTCTTCTAAAGTTTTTTCTGCGGAGACCTTCATTGACAGATATGCCTCCATGATTTTATTGATATTTGACATTGTTAGTCTCCGATGATTATTATGGTGTGTCAAAAAACATTTTGACAATTATACCCGCGAACACAGTGGCCGCAAGAGTTAATACATACTGCATTACCTTAACGGTTTTGCCTTGTTCGTTTACAACTTCTTCAATAACATCCATTCTCGCAGAGAAACGATTCATTCTCTCAGCGTGTTGTTGAGAGGTCTTATCGATATTGATAAGTTTTTCTTCTGCGCGAGCAAGATCAATCATCGCATCCGACAATTTATCAATCTTGGTCTCTATTCGTGCGAGACGTTGTTCTTCTGAGTTAGGTTGCATTAATCGTTTTACCGTTTAAATTGGAAATAGCTGTTACTATTTATACTAATTAACTATCGACTTTAGCGCCAGCGCGCCATTGTCGACAAGACCAATATCCAGCAGTTGTTTTATCTTTCTTATTAGCACAATCATGTCTAGCACGGAAAGCGGCACGTCTCTTAGGGTCGTCTCTCTTGATCTCCATATTGGGATCTCCGAAAGAAACTTTAACCACGTTGCCTTTATCATTCTTTACATATACGAAAAACTTCTTACTACCACCACGTTGTATTTGGTTAAGCTTTACGTTGTCTTTCTTACCTTCTTCATTGATGTACACACCGTCTTCAACGATGAGATCATCACAATCATCACAACAAGATTCTGCTATATATTGTTTAAACTTTTTCATTAAGATCTTTTCGTTCTAATATCGCTAAGAGTTTTAGGAGCAGTAGACTCTTTCATTGAACCAAAGCCAGGTTCGAACCCAGTAATATCACGGAGGTTGGCAGTTGCCGCAAGACGTAGGTAACGTAACTTAATACCCTTACTCTCGAACTCTGCATAATCGACTTCACCGTCACTTGACTTCTGTGACAGGTTATATAGAAGACCTTTCTTAACATCAATCTTAACTAAAGGAAAGA